CTGCTTGACCGGCGGCTTTACCTTGCATGCGTGATAATTCCGCTTCAGACCTGGCGTGTTGATAATTAATTTCGCCGCCGTAAAGAATAGCTAGTCTATCCATTTCGGCCTGTTGAACGGTGTCTTGTTGTAATTCTAAGGCAGTACCTTCCATTTGGATACCAGAAGCTAATACTGCTGCTCTCTGTGATCCAATTGCTCGTCTTAATCTAGCTGACTGGCGTGAAGCATCATAGTCAGCATTTTGCTTTGCAATTTGTGCGTTACGCTCTTGAACGGCTGCTTGATAATTTAATGCGCGTTCTTGGGCTTGACCGGCCTGATATTGGCCATAGGCGGTAACTGCCGTACCAACGGCAATTGCTGCTAATGCAAAACTTGATGCCATTGCCATGTTAAACTCCCTTTATATGAGCACGTTCAACGAACTCATACCCAAGTTTTTTATAGATTGGGCCAACTGGAGTGTTGCCGTTAATAACAAGATCAGACATTGTAATTGCTTTAACTCCGTGTTCTTTAGCCCAGTTTTCAAATGCTTGCAATAACCTAATTGAAGCCGTAGACCCGCGGTGTTCCTCATTAACCCACCAACCTAATTCAGCGGCTACCTTTGTATTTCTTGCAAACCAAAAATTTGTGATAATCCCGCAAATACACCCAACAATTTGGCCTTCTTTTTCTGCTACAAAGACAATACCATTATCAATCAAATTACAAATTCCGAACACTACATCGTCGCGTTCAATTTCAGTGTAATCGGTGAACTGCGAATAATTTAAAAATGGTCCTGCCATTGCTACGATAGCATCAACATCAGGGACGCCGGCTTTTCTAATCATCGGTCAGATACCACCATGGCGTACATAATCATTAAGATTGTGGCGGGATGCGGAGTATCAGATTGAATAGTCAAAGTAAATTCGCGAGTTGGCGTATGCTGCAATAATACCCGTTTATCTCCGCTAAATAATTCAACACTACCCATGGCTGAACCTGCCTCCCTAAATGGAATAATCTCTAAATTACTCTCACTGACACCAAACTTCAAGTTAAACGTATCTACAACCCTAAAGGTGACGCGTTCAATACGTCTTATTTTACCCTGACTTGGTCCGTTTTCTGTCTGAACTTCCGGGTCTAATGTGCGGGCTTTAGCTACGTAGCCAAGACCTACGGCTGCCGTTGTAGCCGGGCGATCTAAAGTAATTTGGCCACTAGTTACTGTTCGATTAGGATGCACAGCTCCATTAACAAAGACTTGAACAACCTGGCCTTCTAAATGGCTTAATCCAGTTAATGTACTAGTAGCAGTACCAGAGTAAGACAACCCGCTATCTACAAAGAAAGCTTGTTGAACGGTATCACCTTTAGCTGTATCAAATGATCGTTCTAAGTATTCTACGTATTTTACAGTAGCACCATTAATTGTCCGACGCACAACCATGTAAAGAATTTCAGACGACTCATCGTTCTTTGGAATAACACCAATAGATTCAACAAACGTATTTGTACCGCCAATGATATGCCGATGCCAAGCCACAACCTCTTGTTCACGTTCGTATGTCAAGCAACGAAGTTCGCCAGTCTGTAGTAATACCCAAACTAGATTGTCTGGTGATCTTGCGTAAGCAATCTGCTTAATGTAACCAGTGGTAATATGCTCGGCTAACAGAGTCATGTCTGGTGAAGTATACCCCTCGGCATTTACGTCATAGGCAAGTTCACGTACTTTTAATCTTGACCGGTCAATGTATAGGGTAGTTCTACTAGCTCCAACAACCCGTTCGTCGGCACTTCCATCTGTTGTTTCACGTGATACGGTCACATTGGTTGGTGTTAGCGCCTCAAAGTTTCGGCCAGACGATAGAATAAACGGCCCGTCTGAAGTTCCGATCTGTAGGCGTTTTTCGCCGTAGATCCACCTGATTGCGTTAACTTGGTCTGTCGATAGTGTAAAATTCAACGCAGAGTCATCTAGGACCTCACCGTCTGCATTCGTTGGGCTGAAGCTAAGGAAGTCACCAGACCTACTTCCCCAAATGGTAGAGGGCTTCTGAGTGGATCCTGAAAAGAATAATCGTTCTTGAAAGAATGAAACAGCTGACGGCCACCCCGTGGTATTTGACCAGCTACCGAGTCGCCATTGAGTTGTCGCAGTCGTAGCGTGAAACGGAAAGTCAGCATCTACGGCAACAGTTACCACAGTTGAACTAGTATACGCCGTAATTTTTGCGGCTCCTAAGTCAGTCGCCGTGTGCATAATTCTAATCCATCTGCCGACGTCAGTTGACGCAAAAATACCAGTACTTGCGGTAATGGTAGTTGTACCAGTAGTAGCTGCGGCAGTTACGGTAGTTGCACTTGTATTAACTGACTCATATGGACCATCTTTAAAGGCAAAATCAGTTAATGTCCAGTTAGTAGCTCCTACCCTGTTTAATTGCTTAATTGGGTAACTCTTATGTACTAGGTATAAAATATCAGCAGACTGTGTAAAGTCTAAGCCGTCAAGATCGGCTGTCGTATATGGTGTAGCAATCTCATAGGCACTGCCACCGCTAGTTAACTGCCCCTCATTTCGATAGAATCGAACATACAGGTTTCCAAACTCCAGCATATACGACTGGGTTGTAGAAAAAATAAACGGAATTAATTTGACTGTCGTTGTGACCTTAGTACTAGCAATAAACCTAGTACCGGGGCGTTTAGTCATGCCCCCGTGAGGGAAAATAATGAAGTTTTCACAGCGCTCTAACGCTGATCCGTATTTAGCAAGGTCAACCCGGCCATGCAGCCGCGGACTAATTTCACCGCCGGTAAAGTTAGTCTGAATCGGGGTACTCTTAGCCATTAATACCTCGGTGGTGTTGAGATCCAGCTAGGTGTTACGCCAGTTCTTGAATCTAACCAGTAGTCTGTATCGAGCACGTCTTGAGCATTTTCTTGCGCGTCAACGAACTTAGCTTCACGGAGTTTTAATTCATATAAGTTATACATCCGCTCCATGGCTTCAGTACTCTGTAGCAATGGATGCGCCATATCAGCAGCTAAACGAGCAGCTAGCGCGTCGGTCAACAACGTATCGTAAGCAATTACGTCGGTGACTAATGCGATATAGGTAATTTGAAGAATCTCATCATCATAAAGGATCTTTCGACCTTCAATACTATATTTACCAAGATTGTTTTCAATACTTAGTAAACGTAAAAAATCGGCTGGTAAGGTAAATGCGTATGCATAGCCATACAGTGGGGCTTGAGCTTCTTGTGGTAAGGAGGCACGTTTGATAAGACAATTCCAGGGATGTCCTCTAAAGACCGCTGCCCTAGTGTCGTTAAATAAACGGTTTGCCGTACTTGCTGCCTTAGTTGAGTCAGCCAAGGAATTAATTGGGTCTACACCTAGCATTGTTAATGCTCGGTTAACGATGTCAATGTCAGATGTTGCCATATCAAGCTCCTAAGTAAAGAAGGGGATCAGGCACGTGAAACCCGACCCCCTTAAGTGCTGCATTACTACTTAGTCAATGGCGTATACAACGTAGCCAGTGAGTGTTGCTGCATCAGGGAGTGTACCGCCCTCAATCAACGCTTGCACAAGAATACCTTCGCGTGAAGTAAACTTGGCTGTAGTGTGAGTGGTGGTAGTACCAGCCGACGCAATAGATGTTGACGCTAAAAACGCAGTGCTGCTTGCTGCAACAGTAGTTTTCGCTAAGTTCACATACGCAGTATGCCCAAGCTTAATGGTGCGTGACGCACCAAAAGCTGAGTATGTCGTGGATGTGCCAAGAACGCGAATGTTACCGCCTGGCAAACTGCAAAGGTTTACCGTGTCACCTGCCGTACCTGCACCTGATTGGGTGTAGGTAAACGACATAACACGAACCCGACCGTGCTCGTCACACACATCGTTCATTACAGGTGGACTTGCAACGTTGTTAGCGTATTCAGTAGAATTAAAAGTAGCCATGTCTGTTCTCCTTATTCAGCGCAAATTAATTCAACTACTTTTTCTTCTTCCATACGGGTTGCGCCGAATGAAGCAGAAACGTAGACTTGGGTGGAATTGCGCTTGTCACGACG